CTTGTCATAGCAATGCTTGTCATGTCAATAGTTGCCGACGGGGATGATAGGGCGCTAATACCAGGAAACGTCACAAACGCCGAACCCGATGAGATGGTTGTGCTTTGGGGTATGTTGGCAAAGGTTCGTAAAAAACTGATCATGCCACCAGCAATCGGTGCATGCTGAGTATCTCCTACAAAGAAAGCATTTGAATCTGCCCACCCAGATGGCAGGTCGATCACGCCGGCGTTGTTGGCGCTGCCCATGTTGTCGTCGAGGGCAATCTGTGCCGCGTTGTAGTCGCTGGCGCGTTGTGTGCATACTAGGTTGTAAACCTTCGTTGTGGCATCTCCATCTTCGATGAATGGGTAAGAGATGAATGTGCCATCAACAGCTCTGACGAGCGCCATGCTGGGTTGTGTATATGGTATTGCCATGATTTAAATTAGCATTGTAAAGATTTATTGATTGTGCCTAGCTCGGTGATGATTTTATCGAGCTTTTCCAGTGATGGGTCATTGCCGCCTCCTGGTTGCTTAGGGCCATCAGGAACAGGCTTGCCATTCGGGTCTAGTGGTTGACCATTTGGGCCTACCATCTTGCCGTCTGGGCCGACGTGGTTGCCTCCTGGGCCAACAGGCTTGCCGTCTGGGCCTAGTGGTTGATTTTTTGCTTTTTCCTCTGCGTCCCTTTTGTCTTTTAACGCCTTATTTTTAGCTGCTTGACGTTCGAGATTTGTCATTGGTTTTTTTGCCGCATCTTTAGCTATTGCTTTTTGGCGTTCTGCCCTGCGCTCGTTCATTTCCTGCATTAGCTTGCCTGCATCTTCTCCTGCGCGCAATCTTTTCTGTGCCTCTCTAATATCTGCCCTTCTTACTCTGTCCTCTTTTCTGTCTGCCGCTCTAGCTGCTGGGGCTTTGTCTCTTGGGATTCTTTTTCCCAATAAGCCACCACCTAATAAGCCCTCTTCTCTTTTTTCTGCTGCAATCCTTTTATCTATAGCCCGTTGTCTTATCTTTTGCTGTCTGTCAAATTCCCTCTGCTCTCTGTTCGTTGTAAACCCGCTCTGGTTTAAGTCTGGGCCGAACCTTATGGCGGCAAGCTTTTCGGCAGCAATAACGGCGTCGTCGTAGTTTTTGCCAGTTGATTTCATCACATCATCAATGCTTTTCAGCATATCCAGTCGCTTTTGTTCTTCGTGAATGAGCGCGTCGTTGCCCTCAATGTGTGCGTCCATCAGCGCCTCTTCAGCCCTTTCCATTTCTTTCTGGTTAAATAGTATTTTCTCAGCAATAGCCAAAGCCTCTTTTCTGTCCGTGATGCCCTGCTTTCTAAGGTCTGCGACAAGCTTTTCTAACTCTATTTGATCTTGCAGTGCCCCTTGTTCCATCTTGTCGCCGTCTGCCATTGCCTTCTGCAAGTCCAGCTCTAGCTCTTTGATGGTTCTGTATTTATCTGTAATAATGGATACATTCCCAGCAGTGGTCTTGGTTGCTTCTGCTGTGCCTTGAGCGCCTGTCAATATCTTACCTTGTTGTCCCGCCATATCCTCCCAGAAACCAACTGCGTTTTCTGCCGAAAAGCCAAGGTGATTCATACCTTCCAGTGCTTGGTTAAAACTTTCGCTAAACCCTTTTTTCGGTGCGTTGCTTAAATCTATGAGTTGTTGCTCGATCTCTGAGACGTCCATCTTTGGCAACTCTATGCCTGGAATATTGTTTAGCGTATCAACGAGATCATTTACAACAGGAGCAATGGCCCGTTTAAGAACAAGCCCAAGAGATTTAAACCCTGATGTAAGCCTTGGCACCAGTGTCTGCACTGATGCTATCATTCCCGCTGCTAGTGTCTTGACTGCACCCAGAAAAGCATTGCCAAGCCAAACGCCAACCTTTGCCATCATTGCCATGAACTGTGCACCCAGTTGCTTGATTGCGGCGTGATCTCCCTCACCTCCTATTATCTGGCCAACCTTGATGACTGCCTTCTTTTTAAATCTATCAAAGGACAGGCTCATCTTGTTGAGTGCCTTTGATGTGGCGTCGCTCATCACCTGGCCGTTTGTCACAGCATCCTTAGACAGCTGTTTAAGGACCTTGCTTTGGTCTGCAAATAAAGGGCTTAACACCTTCATATCTGAAGCTGTCCGCTCAAGGTATTCATCAAATGATTTGCCCTCAATGCCCACTTGTTGAAGTGATTTTACATATAGACCGATAGCCTCTGGCCCAGACAACTTAGCAAACTCCTCTGCGGTTACTCCCACCTTTGGCGCTATTTCAGTGAAAAACTGTTTGAGTTCTCCGCTTCCGTCGTTGATAAATTGACCAACTCTTTCGTCGAAGTCCTTAAACATGTCAGCCAACTTCTCTTGCTCTATGCCTACGGTTTGCGCAGCATATGCCCACTTCTGAAACTCTGCCGGCGTGCTGTTTGCTACCCTTGAAAGGTTCTCAATCTCTCTACCCAGAGACAGACTGCTGCGTGCCGCTGCACCAAATCCTGCAATAATTCCAGCAATGCCAACTTGAGCAACTCTGTTTAGTGCTGCACTGCCCTTTTCTGAAAAGGATCTGATCTTTGCCCCCATTGAGGACAATGCCCTCGTTGCCCCTTGTGTGGCAAGAGACATGGTCATTTTAATTTCGCTCTTAGCCATTGTTTAAACTTTGTAAATATTTTGATTTTATTGCTCTAATTGAATCAGCCTCAAGCAGCTTGTAGCCTGGGATGGTTGATAGTCTAATGGTGCGCTGTAGGCTGAATGCTCTGCGCAATGGCATCTTTAACACATCCTCTGGATTCATGCTGTAGCGTGTGGCTAGCTCATCAACCATTGATGCCTCACCAGATACTGGCGAGATTTTGTTCGTATTGCCACCGCTTGATCCGTTGGTGTCTGTTGGGAACTCATCTAGCGAGCTTTTGAGGTGTTCGAAAACTGTGGCAATCATGTCCATTCCATCACTGGTTTTTCTTACGCTTTTTAAAACGCGCCTATAAAGCCAAAATACGCGCCATTCTTTTAACCAATAATTCTCTGTGAATCTGGTGCTGTTGCGCCATACATAATCAACGATAGATTCTAATGTTGGTTCTTCTTTATGCAGCATGGGAGACTTTAGTGCCAGCAAGTCAAACCATGTCTGAACTGTCATTTGTTTCAGCTTCTCACCAGCTACGATATAGTCTTTGGAAAAAGTTGACCAATCAAGCTGCCTGTTTAGCTCAAGCCTTTCACGCTCTGCTTGGTATTCTTCTGCGATGGTCATGCTATTGTTTTAAAGAAAAAGCCCCGCCCGCTTTTGGGCGAGCAGGGCCGAAAACCTACGTCAAAAAGTTTTGTTATTCGCTATCCTTTTCCTGCTTCTTTGCTTTGGGCTTTGGCTTGCTGAGTGACTCAGCGATGCCGCGCTTTATGAGGTCGAGCGCAACGCCTTCGCGGATGTCCACGATGGTTTCAGCGTTCTCAATCTTGCCTGCAATGGAATGGTCTTTGGATAGCTTAATTTTCATCGGTTATGCCTGGTATGTTACTAGGACAACTCCAACACTGAATGTGTCGAATGCGTCCTTGCTGCGATTTACGTTCACACTATGCACGACAAGCGTTGAAGCTGTGCCTGAGCGGTCGAAGTCATAAGTGAACTCTGTGCCTTCTGATGGTAGAACTGTGGTATCGGTGGCGCGTTGAAGTGTCATCGTGCCCTCGATGGGTGTGCCAGTTTCACGAATCATGTAATCAGCGCGGTCGCCATTGGCGTCGGTGCGGCTGATGATTCGGTTCTCTGTTGCGGAAAGGTTGACATCATCAACCACGTAGGCGATGAGGTTGATGGTGACGGTTTCTAAACCGAGTGGTTGGTCTGCTTGTGAGCTATATGGGATGGCCATGATCTATATTTGTTTTGAGTTGGTTTTGCGGTTTCTATTTACGCACTACCGCTTGCGTTTGTCAATGTTGAAAAGTTACACGGGCCAAGCCTCTAGTAAGATTGAGAAGTCGCCTTCGTATGTCAGCACGGTTTCATCGTAGCTGTTGTCGTATGCTGTGTAATTGGTTTCAGCGGCAACAAGCCGGTTGATCCAGTAAAGGGTGATCTGATCGTTGAGGCTTGCACCCTCGGCTGCCCGTGAAATGCTGAGAAGGTTGCGAACCTTTGCCACTATTTCACGGTGGTAGCGGCTGAACGCTGCACCTGGAACTGCGTTCTCGATGCGGTCGGTGTGGATGGTGATGCTAACCTCGTAGTCATAGTGGTCATATTCCAAGTTGCCATCTGGCTTCTCACTCATATGCTCGTCATCTGATATACCTCCGAGGCTTACTTGCACGCCAACATAGTCATCGCCAAGCCTCTGAGGGTCATTAGCAGTTGCCAGCTCGATGCCATTGGCAAGAAGAAATTCGTAGAATGACTGCTCCAGGTTGCCCTCAAAATTAAAAACTTCTTCGTTTGATGTGGCTGGCATGGTGTTTTCTATAATAAATAAAGCCGTTTGTCAAACCACTTTGAAGCCTGCTTTTTTTGCTGCATTTTTTGCGAGGATCTCAAGCCTCTTTTCTGCCTTTTTTGTTCTGTCTCTTCTTACGTGAGGCAATTTGCTTATAAGATGATACAAACCCTCTGCCCTAGCAACCATTGTCCCTTTGTAACCGTCTTTGCCTTTCTTCATGCTGCCGCTGCCACTGGCGCGCGCCAAGTGCCTTTTAATCTTGGGTGTGGCTGCCGGCTTGCCACCAAAAGCAAGCGAAGCCTTCAGGAAACAGGCTTTAGCCATGCCTACGCTCGCTTGTTGGCTTTTTAAATACTCATAAAACAAAGACTCGCCAACCCAAGGTATGCCTGGACGTTTAAGGTTTTTTGTTCTGCCTCTAGAATTTTTGTTGTCCCTGTGCCACCTATGCAGCGTGAATACATCTGTGATAACTCCTGGTGACCTTATTTGCCCGTGCCTGTAAATTGGGCCTCCTTTTGAGTATTTGTGTTCCTTCCAAATCACATCGTCTGGCAAAACTTCAAATATCTTTCGCAGGTCGGTATCTATTGCCCACTCACCCTGCTCAATATCTTCCTTTGAGCCTATTGATGTTCCTTTCTTAGAACCTGGGAAAACCACATATGGCGGCGTATATCTAGCCGCATCCCTAGACAACAGCCTAGACTGGTCTTTTATGAATTGCTTCTCGTCAACTTTAAACTTGCGAGCAAGCTTGACTACCCGTTCTTGAAAAACAGAGTCATCAATTCCAACATTGTTTTGGTTGTATTTGCCTCTAGGCATCCTTGGCTCTCAGGTTGATCTCATAGCTCTCAACATCTGACTGCACGCTTGTGATAACGTAGGTCTTGCGCTGATCAACCCTGATAAGCGTTTCGTTCACCCTTGGCTCGTTGGTAAGTGCTGACTTGAGGCAAACCGCCTGCGTGGTTACCTCATCCTCGTCGCCATACATGTGGCGAATAACGCCCATGCCGCTCTCGTTAAATGATGCCTGAAACTGATTACCACCAATACTGGCAGTCTCACCAATGACTCCGATGGTATGGATCAACCCTGCTCTTGTAAACGACTTGTAGCTCATGCACGGGCATGATAGTAAACCACGCCCGTGTTGTCAATCACTCATAGTCACGCACGCCCACGAATGAAGCGAAACGTGGCACGCCGCCATCGGTCAACTCAAAAAATGAGAACGTAACAATGCTGCCCACTGCTGGTGGGTTCTCGCGCTGTTCATTACTCAACCCAGTGCCGAGCTTGAACACCTGCCCAGCAAACTTAGCAACCAGAGCGCCCACGCGGTTGGCGTGTTTGCCTTTGCCTTGTTCATAGCCAATGACCTCTGCCTCTGCTGACTGGATGCGCTTGAGTTTAAGCAAGTCACTGCTGCGCCTGTGTTGGTAAAGCGAGCCAGGTTTGCGAAGCATCACGCCCTCGGCACCTAACTCAATGAGGCTTTGCTCGTATTCCTCAAGGTGAGCTTCTGAGGCGCATTCCACTTGCTCGACAACCTCGCACCAAGCTGGCAGGCTCAAAGCCATTAGCGTGGCTTGTCGTGCCTCAAATGGTTCTTCTGTGATAGTATCAAACACCTTAAATGTAATACCCTCCCAGATGCCGCGCCTGATCTTGCCAATGGACGTTTGAAACTTACCACGCCCGCCGAATAGTTCGCCGTCGAGGGTAACGCCCTGCGGCATTGCTGCACGCATCTCTGCGGGTGCTGGAAAGACTTTGCCGCTGCGGCTGATGAAGTCTGTTCCCGTCCAGATAGCACGCACACCATCAAGCTTTTCGCTCATCCACCAGCCACGCGGGTCGGTGTAGGAGTAGCTTTTTGCAAGCATTGGTTTGTAATTCATATGAACAATTTACCAGCAACTCACAAATTGTAAATATATATTCACAAAAAAGCGCCACCCATTGCCAGGTGACGCCTTGAGTTGTTATGAATAAACTTATTTGCTTTTCTTAGCTGCTTTCTTAGCTGCCGGTGGCGAGCTATTTACCTTGCGCTTGTCGTGCGGGTTTTTGATCCATAGTTGGACTTCGCCTGCCTCATCGCAATTCTTGAAAGCATCAAGTGCAACGTCAGCGTTATCAGAAACCGCCAGCAACTTGTAATCGCCGTTCGGCTTCTTAATGATAGTAATGCTTGGCTTGTTCATGATTAAGCTGTGGTTACGCGAACGCCATAATCTACACCCTTAGCAACGCCGTAAAGGAGGTTGCAGTTGTAGTATAGGATGCCGTCAGAGTCATACCAGCGGCGGAACTGGACTGGAAGTCCAAGGCCTGGGATGGTGACTGTTTCAACTTCGATGCCTGCTTGTGCAGCCATTTCAGAATCAACGGTGCGTCCAGCCATGAGAAGAGCGTTCTTCTGGAAGGCGAAGGCGGCGAGGTTCTCAGCATTGGCATCAGCCAAGTCAGTTTCGTGAACGTCGAAGCGTGCAACGCGTGGAACGGTTGCGTTCTGCTTGTCAGCGATGATTCCTGGAATCTCTGCGCTGTTCATGCTCTTAACGAGTGAAGCGTAGTAGCTAGGATTCATGAACACTGAGCGGCCATCCTTGGATGCCTTCTTAGTGTCGGTCAGAGTAGCTCCAAGATCAGCGAGATCGTCGCGATCGAAGTTGGCTGCTGTGATGACGGAAGAGGTTGCAAAGTTGGCAACAGTTACGAGGTTCCAGATGTCACCGAACACCTTGTCACCAAGTGCCTGAAGGGCTGGCTCGATGAAGAGAGCATTTAGGTTGATAGCTGACTTGCTGCGCTCTACGTCGGTGAAGCCATAGGTGAAACCGTAGTGGGTTCCGAGCGTGATTGTAGCGGCGGTCATTACCACGTCGGCTGACGCTGTCTTGTAGCCTGTGCTCATGTCAGCAGCAGTAGGCTTGGTTG